CATAGCAAAGAAGACATCGCTGGATAGGAAGACTGTTTTGAAATCTTTGAGGTCACTTAATGATCGAGAAATCCTTAGTAGAGCCAAAGTTGAGGGTTCTAGCAACCAGTATTTCTTGTCTATAGGGGGTAGCCCAATATTGGGACATGGGCAGTCCCATATTTCCCCAGAACCAGTACCAAATTTGGGACACAAACCTATAAATAAACCTAAAAAGAACCTACGCTATGAAAAAGGTGATATGGAGACAGTTGAATCTATATTCAATTTACTCCTAGCGTTGAACCCAAAGCATCGCAAACCAAACATGGATTCTTGGGCCAATGAAGTGAGATTGATGCGTGTAAACGATGGCCATTCTCATAGCGAGATCATGGATTTATTCAGGTTTGCCAACAGCGATAATTTTTGGAAGTCAAACATCCTTAGCCCAAAGAAGCTGCGGGATAAGTGGGATGTGCTGACAATTAAGAAAGGTGATACAAAACAAGCACCTACTGAAGTTTGGATATAGGTAAGAAAACTATTTTGAAATTAAATTACCGGTAAGAAAAGTATTTTTAGTTAAATTACCGGTAAGAAAACTAATTTGCAATTAAATTACCGATTGAATATTCAATGAAATTTTAGAAAATGCAACAAAAATGGAGAGAGATATGAACAAGATTGATTTAACGGATAAAGAGTTACTTAGTTTTATAGGTAAGCAGGAGTCACAGGAGATAGGAGGGTTTGACTCTTACGGTGACAGGCTAGAGCATCACATGAGTCATGGTTACGGCCTAGTGGGGGATAAACTTCCTTGGTCTAAGACTCACAGCGCAGTGAGACTGGGTGAAGGTCAAATGAGCATTTGGTCAGGTATCAATGGTCATGGCAAGACGCTGATGTTAAGTATGGTCTGTACCCATCTGATGGCTAGAGGTCGGAGAGTTTTGGTAGCGTCAATGGAGATGAAGCCAGAGGAAACTTTGTTATGGATGTGTACCCAAGCGGCGGGTTGCAAGCCATCGAAAGAGTTTGCACACAGTTGGCTGGAGAGAAACAAAGACTCTTTCATATATGATTGTATCGATAAAGTCGAACAGGAACGCATACTTGGTTTAGTACATTACGCTGGTAGCGAGCTAGACATCGACCACCTTGTTATTGATTCTCTGACAATGTGCGGAGTTGGTCGGGAAGATTATACGTCACAAGCGGAGTTTGTAAATCAGCTAAGAGCCGCAGCAAAGATGCACAAGCTGCACATTCACTTAGTGTGTCATATGCGAAAAGGTTCCGATGAGAACGAGCAAGTCGGTAAGTTTAGTATTCGAGGTGCTGGTGAGATTGCAGACTTAGCGGATAAAGTGTTTGTTGTTTTTAGGAACAAGCTAAGAGAGCAACATTTAGCGTACAAGGAAAACGGAATACCGTTTGATGAGAAGTTTTTAACACAGCCTGATGTATGGTTGAAGTTAGTAAAAAACAGACAAGACGGCACAGAGTTGAATTTTGGTCTATACTTTCATAAAGACTCTATGCAGTTTACTTCAATCGAAGGCAGACCGATGCCGCTAGAGGGGAATACCGATGATATGTAAAGAGAGAGTACATAAGGCTATTAGCGAGCAGCCCGGTTTAATCTGCAAGGAATATTCTAAAATTCTTAAAGCTAGGTCAGGTGATGTCAGAGAGGCGTTAAACCTTTTGCAATATCATGGGAGAGTATCTGCATCGCTTGATCGTAAAAGCAGAACTTATAAGTGGCACACCAAAGAACAAGGAGCCAACTCCCTTAGTGGTAAACTTGTCAGACAACGATGGAACGGTGATATAATTTTGTGACAACAGGTAGCCGAGCAGGTAAGACAAAGAACCCAAAGTGGCGTGAAAACTTTATAAAAATACACAGCGTCATTGTAAGATTGTCTCCGCTGTTTGGATATAACTCTGAATCTGAATTGTGGGAGTCTCCTGAAAAGAAATTGATGCTCTCTGTCATAGAGCTTGCACTTATAGATAAGCATAACTGGAATCAAGTTATGTCTCGCCAACCTAGTCAAGAAGAAAGAATATTAATAAACAATGCCGAAGCTTATCTTGCAGGTGATCTATGGCACTCAGAGATATGCGGTGTTGATTCTGATTATGTCAAAAGAGTTATCCGGGAAGAAGGTTTATGAATGCTTTTAAAAAAAGAGAAGTGCTGCAAATGTACATCAATACTGATCTTGATCCTTACGACATCGCTGATCAGCTTAACGTCAAGCGAAAAGACGTTATTCGGTTACTTGACCAGACGACCAGCTTACCGCCCAATAATGACGAGTTAGCGTGTAATAATTGTACGCCGGGCTTTTTATATTATCTCAGGGGCTGTGGATATGGAGTTTAAAATTGATCACAAAGACCAAATTCTTGCCAAAATGGTCAATTCTGTGTGGCCAGAGTCTAAAGATGGCTGGATCGTTACGGTAGTACCTGTAAATGGGGCAAAAAGGCCCAAAACTGACGCTCAGAGGAACGCTTTCCATGTATGGCTAGGATTACTAGCGGAAGAATTAAATGCCTCTGGTTGCGATCAAAGGGCCGTTTTTGAGCAAATGCGCGATGGTGTTGATATTCCTTGGACTAAGCTTACTGTTAAAGATAATCTTTGGAAGCCGATACAGGGAGCAGTCGTACAAAAGGCTTTCACTGAAGACTTAAAAATCAACGAACACGATGAAATTTACAGTGTGTTGCACCGCTGGCTAGTGAGTAAGGGCTTTCCTTGTCCGCCTTGGCCTAGTAAATGGGATAAATCATGACTTACGATGAGATACAGACCGCTTTAAGTGAATTATCCGACACTTTATCGCTGTTATTGGTCTGTGCGGACAGAATTGACAACAGGGAAGAAGTAATGATGAGTTTGATCGGCGATGTTATGCTTTTAAAAGCTAAATTGCCCGGCCAAGATGCGGCAACAAACATACATTGAGGTATTTATGAGCAATATCGTTCACATTGGAGACATAATCGACTTAAAAAAGCTTACGCCATATCAGTTGATACTAATTGAAGCGGTAAAAGAGTGCCAAGAACGAGGTTATGACCCTAAACAGTTTGTTTTATTAGGCCTTGATCACTCGCAAATTGGTGGTGTGACAATGCTGTATAATTTTGATAACACTGACGAAGAAAGCCTAATACTGGCAAAAGGTTACTTGAGCGTTTTACAATCACAAGCTAATAGACAACTGGAGAATCCAGATGATTGATGAAAGTTTGTTAGAATTCTGTATTACCGAGAGACAAAAGCAATACGTTAGGGCTAAGATAGAATACGCAACCAATGTAGAAGCCGCTGAAAGTTTAGGTATCACCAAAAGATCACTTCAAAAATCAATCCAACAAATAAAACTAAATGCAGCAAGGCGGGGCTGGTCGCCTCAAAACGATATGCACCACCCGGTTCCGGAAGGCTTTGTCGCTAAAGGAGTAAGTACGCTGTACGATGATGAAGGCAATGTTAAGGTTCAATGGGTTAAAAGCAATTTACAGCAACAAGACCAGTTAGAACAGATTAAGAATGCCCTCGATGAATTCCTAGAACATCAAAAGAATAAATCTCCCTTCATCGCTAAGCCTAAAAAGAAAAATAAGGCTAATGAATTGGCAGTCGTCAATATCGGCGATGCTCATTTTGGTATGTACGCTCATGAGGATATTAGCGGCGAGAACTACAATTTAGAGATTGCAGCAAAGAGACACAAAGACGTTTTTATGCGCTTGATGAACAATGCGCCTGAATGCGAGACAATCATTATCAATCAATTAGGTGATTTCTTTCACTCTGATAACTACGAATCGACCACTACAAAAGGCACTAGGGTCGATACTGACGGTAGATTGGAGCAAGTTTTCCTTGTCGGGCTGGAAGTATTGAGCTTTATAACCGAGGAAGCGCTTAAAAGGTACAAAAACGTCATTGTAAGGCACGTTAAAGGCAATCATGACTCAGTGCTTAGCATGGCGATAAAAGCGCACCAGGAGGCGTATTGGCGCAATAACAAGCGTGTGACTATTGAAATGACTCCCTCGCCTACATGGGTCTATCAACATGGCAATACAGCCTTTTTAGTGTCTCATGGTCATGCGCCCAAACCTAATAAACTGGCGGAATATTTCGCTGCAAAATAT